GCTGAGTTAGTAGCTGTATTCGTATATGTCCAGATTGTACCAAGGCCACCTTCTGCGATAATATCGATATCAAATATATCGGAGTTTCTAACTCTATCTAATGCTCTAGTAAGTTTTTCAGGTACATTACCGATAAGCTTTTGATCGAGCTTTGTTTCACCATAAGCACCAAATGGGAACAATGCATCAGCATAATTAACTAAATCTCTAGCTGCGGTTAGTTGTGCGTAATTACAACCCGCGACCGCAACCGCAGAAACAGGCGAAGATGTTGTAATATAGTTTTCAAGCTGCTGTGATATAACTCTAACTTTGTTCTTCGGTGTACCATCATCGTTAAGTTGAATACCGGTGAATTGATTTGAGATGTTAGGATTGACTAAAAGGTCGGTATTTCTTGAATTATTTTCAACATTCTCTAAGAAAAAGTTAACCGGCTCACCGCCACGTGGGTCCATCGCTTGTCTACCGTATCCGATTGAGCCATTGTAGCCTTCTTCGAGAAGAACGCCAAGCTTGTTAGCATCATCTGTAAATACCGACTGTCTAAGTTTAAACAAGCCGAAGTTAAGAGTATCGTCAAACGCTCTTGTGCTTGTATCGAAGCCAGTGATCTTTTCCTCCATAATTTGCGAAATAGAGTCGTTCTTAGGATTAGCACCACCTGCAGGTGTAGCAGATAGAGCAAAATCAAATCTACTTGCAGGTATATTTACAAAGCTTGAAAGACCTGTCGAACCAGCGGATTGTGTTACTGTTAAGACGCTTCTAATTGCATTATAATCATTAGCAGGGTTAATGTTAGTATTGTCAGCCAAGCCAACATAATACCCATTAAACTTACCATCGATTACTGTTTGGCCTTTGTTAACAACAATAATACCCGCGCCGCCTAAGCTACTAACAGAATCAAAAGATGTAACAGATGTATTGCTCCAGTTAAACAGCTCACCGTTCATTAATCTAATATGTTCATCGCAAGTAATATTAAATTGTGTTGGTCTACCCACGAGGTAAGTCATCCCTGCTGATGTAGCACTAGAATATGTACTAGCAAGACCACTTAATGTTCCTTGAACAACAGGTACTACAGGATATGCAAGAACTGAAACAGATGAACCGAAGCCTTGGCCAGATCCACCGCCATATGGTAATCTATTTACAAGTAGTTTAGCTTGCGAGTTAAGAGTTGCTTTTACAGTGTGGTAGAAGTATCTCTCAGCAGCAGATTTTGGTTTACCGTAGATATTTTCGAATTCTGTTAAACTTGAAATGCCGATGACCTCATCTGTAGGGCCTTGATCTGAGAAACCAGTAGTATAAACTGTGGTACCTGCAGGTGTAGGCACTCTCAACGAGAGGTCTCTTTCTTGGATTTCAACACCAGGTGATTGTATAATGCGTTTAGCCATAAAATTATTTATGGCTTTTTAGAAACTTTTTATTAATAATTGATAAGTTTGGTGTGTAGCTGAGAATAAACAAAGGTAAACGACGATTGAATTTCTTCAGATTCCCTATAATTATATTTTATTCCTCCCAGCACGGTAGGAAAGGCCTTTGTATAGGTAAACTGTACTCGCTTATTATCATACTCATCTAAGCCGTAAATCATAAGATCGGTTTGATAGTCTTTAAACTTATCGTCGTTAATAAGATTACGCTTATCAAAAGTTCCGGACTTTTCATCGTGTAATAAGTTTAACCATGTATATATTACCCAATAGTTATTATACTCGTTATCTATAGTAAAATTGACTGTCACCGGCGGGTATGGGTTCTTTGAATGCGTAGAGTTATAGAGAGTGCTTCCTGAATATCTTATTTCAAGTGCCGGTACTTGAATCTCCGGTACAACAGTACCGTAAATTGAAAATTGCATAGAATCTTCAATAACCGTGCTATTGCTACGTGTTGTATGTGTGTTAATCTGTCGTAATGCTACAGGAAGTGTAAAAACGAGCTTAAATTTATCAGCTCGTGATTTGTTTAAAAACGATTGCTGTAGTGTATTACTTGCCATATGTATATTTAGTATAGCCGCTGCCAGCCGTTAAGTTCTAACTCTGCAACATCGCTAGTATCGTCTACTTCACCCATACCGAATACGATAGCAGGTACAGTATGTATATTATGATTAACTATCTCATTATCTAGATATATTGAAGTTGGATTCTCAAACATCGCAACACCAAAATCCATCTGCTCAATAACGACCGGCTTTCCTTGATCATCTAACTCTAAGATATCAAAATACCTCTCTGTAAGCTCTTTTTCCAGTATATAAAGAGCATACAAAAACGACATAACCCTATCATCGTGTGAGTTGTTTTTAGCTTTCCAGACACCATTAGGATGTCTTATAAACTCCTTAAATTCTTTAAGGGTCTCGATATCTCTAAATTCAACCGATCGTACTTCGTTTACAAAATACCTCATATTAATAACACCTTTGTATTTGGTGTTAGTATGCGCTATCATTCCCATCTGCGGTCGCGATCTATTTGCTACTTTTGAGCCATATGAGACAACCTTATCGTAACCCATATCAAAAGCAAGTCTATCAACCACTTGCGCGCCGCAGTTATTGCGCTCAATTAAGGCTAGTGGAGATCCCCAGTTTCTAAGTATAGAGTGTAGTTTATTTGCAAACTCTAGCGGTGGTATTTGTCTATTATGGTATACAGCTACTTGTTTAATAGCTCTGATATCTGTTATGTCTAATATCTGAATAACAGAAGCATCTACCCCTACACCTTCTGATATATCGACCCCCGCAACATACAATCTAGAAGGATCAGGCTCTTCCCAAATCTTATAATGTCCATCATCGAGGATTATTTTAGCATCAGTGCATTTTTGTGATAAATTATAAAATAACTCATCGTCAATAGATGCATCGCCTAAGGATAAAAATTGACACTCATACTCTTGTAAGAATGACTCCATGCTTCCAAGTGCTCTTAATTGCTCTTGTTTCCATTTTTCATCTCTACCTGGAACCTCCGACCATATAACACGCTCGTAAACAAATCCATTTTCATTCTTTTCAGCGCCATCAACTAGTCGATGAAACAGATTACCGGTGCCGTTAGGCGTAGATGCTATTAATACTTTTGATTTTTTAGATCTTGAAATAGTAGGGAATACTGATCTCCAGAAATCTTCTAAAATTGACTCAGGCTCAATGAACGCCATCTCATCAATAATAATACAGTTAATAGAAGCACCACGAGCTGCAGATCCTGTTGTTGTGCTGATACTTATACGCGATCCATTTTCAAATTCACACGATGTTTTACCATACTCTTTTACACCAGGCTTAATCCAGTTTGGTAATTCTTCATAAGCTAGTCTTATTCTTCTAAATATTTCAATAGCGGTAGCTTCTTTGTTAGCTACAATAACAATATTTTGATAATCATTAAAACAGGCAATCCAAAGCGCGTAGATAGTAAGAACAGTCGTTTTACCTACCTGTCTACTAGCAAGTAAAATAGCTTTTCTATTATCTCTAATAGTTCTCAAACAGCGCTTTTGATAAGGAAACAACTCTATACATACTTTACCTTCATCGGGGTCAATAATATAGAAGAAATTTTCAGCAAAGTGTAATAGGTTTTGTTTACTCTTTTTGAGATGTCCAACCATCTCTTTGGTGTACTCGCCCTTCCAGTGTTTATTAGGTAGATTAGGGTTACCTAAATAAAATTCATTTTTTGTAGACTTTATAGACATTTATATAAATAATTATATGTCAAGTGCAAAAAAGAAAGATTTAAATAATCTAGGTAGTATTTATGGTAATATCCTTAATAATATTAAAAAAACCATAGTACACGAATCTAAAGTAAAGGAAGAAATTGGTGAAGCGCCACTACAACAAGGCGGGCCGCAAGAAACAGCAGGTTACAATCCACAAAGAATCGATAGGAAGAAAATGTCCAAAAAAGACAGCGAAGATAACCTTTACAACATTGAAAGACTTTCCGGTAAAAGTACAAACGAAGAAGATGAAGAAGAAATTCCCCTAGAAAGTAGAAAAATTGCACGAAAGAGCTTAAATAAATTTATGAGTAAAAAATCTGTATTTGATAAGCTTTACGAAAACGTAATGTTTGGTGGCGAGCAAGATGAAGACCAAGTAAATTCCTCACTCGGCCTTGATGACGCTACACCTGACGATGAGTTAGGTGGTGAAGGTGAAGACGAAGTAACAATCACACTTGATCGTGACATAGCAATGAAACTTTATGAAGTTCTCGGTGCATGCTGCGGTGAAGGCTCAGAAGAGGGTGAAATGGACGAAATGGGTGACGAAGAAATGGGTGAAGATGAGTTCGGTGGTTATGGCGATAACGAGGAAGACGAAGAAAACCTCGGCAATACCGCTACTTTTTCTAAATCTGTTGATTACGGTAAATCCAACAAAGTAGGGAACCTTAAGCCAGTAGGTGGATCTGCTTCTTCAGCATCAACAGATAAAGTCGGTAATGACGGTGATCATGGCCACGCTCTTGTTAATGCTAAGCAACCAAATATGGGTAAGAGCAATAAGGTCGGAAACCTCAAAACCGGTCAAGGCGCTTTTCAACGCTAATAAAAACTCAATAAAATAATTTAAACCGGGTAAGGTCAAACTTACCCGGTTTTTTATTAAATATAATTAATGGTAAGATATAGCGAATATTTCTTAGAATATAACAAGGGCAATCAAATTTTTAATTTAAAGAACCCGCGAAACGGTAAAGATGTTCATATTGACCCATCTGCACGTAAACATGCTACTACTACACCACAAGAATACAAACACAAACACCCTCTAATCGATAACATAACATCAAATCGAGCAAATAACGTATCCATTAAGGGACTGCCACTAACCGCTTTGCTCAAAACATACAACACGCACTTTGAAACAGGTGTAAAGAGCTTAGGAAATTCAGGCGTTGAAGCAGACTTATATGAAGACGAAGAAGGTACCCCGTGTGCAACTCTAAGACGAAAGGAAAAAAATGCAGTGTAATCCTAACAGGCAATGCTCACCATCAAATACTTTCGCGGCTGTAGCCTCTCAAGGATGCTCGCAGTTTCTTAACCCTGAAAACTTTCAAGCTGAACAGCTTATTTATGACGCCTCGTTTAGTGATATTATTAATAGCTTTGGTGTACCGGTCAATTATTACGTTAATACATTTAATCTTTTATCAGCCGATCTATTCTACGGGGAAGAACCTACAAAAATATTTAAAGGTCCTTTTGAATTGCAGATGTATATAGAATTATCAGAAAATGCAATAAACTTATCTAAATTTGGACTCGCGTCTGATGATGAATTGACCGGGTATCTACACATTAACACATTCACCACGGTAATGAGCAGCTTAGTTAACTATGCATCTTTTAGCCAAGTTATAGAGCCAAAATCCGGTGATATTTTAGAACTTACTGCTCTCGGCTGCGATAGGCCGAACGGACGAGGCTCAAAGTGGTTCGAAATAACAGAACGTGTAGATCAAGATATAGCACAACTTAACCCTCTACTAGGTCACTATGTTTATAGAGTGAAAGCGAAACGCTACGAGCATTCGTTTGAGCCAGGATTATCTGGTGAGAGGCAGAATCAGCAAGTCTATGACAATTCATTTTCTGGCATCATTTCGTCTAACATCCCAGGTATTAGTGCGTCTGAGAGCAAATCATATAGTTTTGATGTTGATACCGAATCCAAGACAAAAGTATTAGATATGTCAGTAAATAATACAGATATATACG